GGTTTCGAAGAAGATCTTGAGAAGTTGCAGGCTGCTCGAGTCATATTACTGGATGATCGAGAAGTCCTAGGTGTAGTAAGTACTATTCTCAAGGATGGTGGTATTAAAGCTCGTATCATTAGTCAGTATATTCCCGTTATGAATAAGCTAATCAATAAGTATTTAGCAGCCTTCGATTTGTTTGTTGACTTCCAGCTTGATGAAAACTTTAATGAGATTATCAAGTCTCGATTCCGTGACAAGTTCTCTTACTCTTCATTCTCGGAAGGTGAGAAGCTTCGTATTACACTTGCTATTATGCTATCATGGCGTTCTGTCGCTAAGCTACGTAATTCAGTATCAACTAACCTCCTCTTACTCGATGAAACGCTCGATGGCGCTTTGGATGGTGTAGGTATTGAAAGCCTGATCGAAACATTACATAGTCTCAACTCAGATGACAACATCTTCGTTATCTCTCACCGTGGAGATCAGTTAGCAGATAAGTTCGACACAATGATACGATTTGATAAGATTAAGAATTTTAGTGAGATTGCAGCATAAAACGGTGTACAAATGCACTCAAGTGTGTTAGAATGGTACCCTTCATTATACAATATGGAACTACTTAATGTCTGAATTTTATACTTCAGTTGAAAGATATGGTAAAAATATCCTATGGCGAGGATACAAAGATGGTAAGCGCTTTTCTTACCGAGTACCATATCAACCTACCTTGTACGTACATTCTCCTAAGAAAGATGGTGAGTATCGTTCGTTGGTAGGTAACAAGAAGCTCAATCCAATGAAGTTTGGTGAGATGCGAGAAGCAAAAGACTTTATCGAAGAGTACAAAGGTGTAGCTAACTTCGAGGTCTATGGTACAAACAACTTCGTCACTCAGTTCATCCAAGAACATTACCCTGATGATATTGAATTCAATGTAGACGATATCAACATTGTTTCGTTTGACATCGAGGTCGACATTAGCGATGGCTATCCTAACGTTGATCAAGCTGATAAAGAAATTACTTCAATTGCTTATAAGTCCTCAAAGTCAAGTAAGTATGTTCTACTCGGTCGTAAAGACTATGATAAGAGTAAGACTCTACTTGACATCGATCAAGATGACATTGAGTTCATTAAGTTCGACAGCGAAGTTCAACTCCTTCAAGCATTCGTAAGATTATGGACTCAAGACTATCCAGACATTGTGACTGGTTGGAACGTCGAGTACTTTGATATCCAATACATCGTAACTCGTATTATGAGACTTCTTGGTGATGAAGTTGCTAAGCGTTTATCTCCTTGGAAAAGCATACAATCTACCAGTCGTGAGTTCTTCGGTAAAGTACAGGGTACATACAAGATCTCAGGCGTGACCATTGTCGATTACATGGATGCATTCAAAAAGTTTGGTTATAAGTATGGTCCACAAGAATCATTCAAACTCGATCATATTGCTAATGTCGTATTAGGTGAGAAAAAGCTAGACTATTCTGAGTACGGTACACTTACTGAACTGTATGAGCAAAACCCACAACTCTATCTCGACTATAACCTTAAAGATACGTGGTTGATCAAGCGTTTCGAAGACGAAACAATGCTACTATCTCTTGTAATGACTGTTGCTTATGGTGGTGGTGTAAACTTCTCGGATGCTTTCGGTACGGTAGGAATCTGGGAAAGCACGATCTATCGTCGACTCATGAAAGATAAAATTGTTCCACCAACTAAAGGTGGTCCTGGCATGCGAGCTGGTGATCTTGTTGGTGGTTATGTTAAAGATCCAGTACCGGGCATGTATCCTTGGGTCGTATCATTCGATTTGAACTCTCTGTATCCTCACCTTATGATGCAATACAATATGTCACCGGAAACTTATCTTTCTGATGAGCGTGAGTATGTTACTCAGGAAATGGTACTTAGCAGTCAATTCGAAAATACAAACAAAGCATACTCAGTCGCAGCTAATGGTGCTTGTTTTAGTAATGAGAAACTCGGTATCATTCCCGAGATNATTAATGAAAACTACGATGCTCGTTCTAAGATTAAGAAACAAATGTTAGCAGCTGAGCAACAGTATGAAGTTGAGAACGATCCTACTCAAAAGGCTGAGCTTAAGCGAGAAATCAATCAATTGCATAACTCTCAGATGGCGATTAAGATTTCGATGAACAGCCTCTATGGTGCAACGGCTAACATCTACTTCCTCTACTATATTAATGACATGGCTGAAGCAATCACTACATCTGGTCAGCTTAGTATTCGTTATGCTCAAAAGTCTGTGAATGATTATCTCAACAAGATACTCAAGACCGAAGACACTGACTACGTTGTATACATAGATACTGATTCGATATATGTTAACTTCGGTCCTCTCATTAAAGAGGTATTCGGTACTACTGACATCTCTCGTAAAGATGGTGAAGAATTCCTAGATAAGATTTGTTCTACTAAGATTGAACAGGTCATTGAAGATGGCTATGAGAAACTGGCTGCTTCGTTGGGTTCTTATCAGAATAGGATGGTGATGAAGCGAGAAAAGATTTCTGATAAGAGTATATTCATCGCTAAAAAGCGTTACATCATGAATGCTCTCAACTCAGAAGGTGTTCATTATGAAAAGCCAAAGATCTCAGTAACAGGTATTGAATCAGTTCGATCATCGACACCTGAAGTATGTCGTGAAAAGATGAAGCAAGTCTTTGATGTTATTATGAACGAAGGTGAGACAGCTACTCAAAAGTTTATTGCAAACTTCAAAGACGAGTTTCGTCAGCTTCCTCCTGAAGAGGTTGGCCGGAACTCTGGCACAGACAATATAGATAAGTATCTTGATCGTAGTACTGGCTCATACAAGAAAGGATGTCCCATGCATGTTCGTGGCTGCATTCTATTCAATAATCTGTTGAGTCAGAAAAAGCTAAATAAGAAATACCAAACCGTACAGGGTGGTGACAAAATCAAGTTTGCCTACTTGAAGTTACCTAATCCTCTACGTGAAAACATCATTTCATTCCCAGGCGTTCTTCCAAAAGAACTTGGGCTAAATGACTATATAGATTACGACACTCAGTTCCAAAAGGTGTTCTTGAGTCCGATTGAAAGTATTCTCGAAGCAGTGGGTTGGTCTTCAGAAAAGAAAGATACTCTCGATGATTTTTTCAGTTGATAAACAATACAATGGTAAATAGGAGCCATAGATGAAATTAATAAGATTAGTAACAGGTGAAGAGCTCATTGCTCAGGTAAGTGAATTTGCAGAATGCGGTAATGTAGTAATTGATGAAGCAGTAATGCTTATTCCAGCAGGTGAAGGCAAAATTGGAATGATTCCTTTCATGCCTTACTCAGACGGCTCACCCATAACAATTAATGAGAGGCACATCATGTTTATGACCAAGCCTAACGAAGAACTCTATCGTCAAGTCTTAAAGATTACTACAGGTCTTGAAACTCCATCCTCAAAAATAGTGGTATAATGCATGAAAGACGGTATCAAAAAAGTTTGTATTGTTACTAACTTTAGAGCAGCGAGTACAGCACTTACTCTACTCAAAGCCGAAGAGTATGACATTCCTTATGTTGGTGAGTTATTTTCTCACGAGAAACCTTTTAACATTGGTTCAACCGTAGACCTCCGTCCTAAAGAAAAGACTCACGAACGATATATTCAAGAGTTGCGTGAAAACAAAGATCTTGAGTGCTGCTTTAAACTCATGCCACAGCATGCACAGTTTAACGTTGAAATGATTGGTGAGATTCTCGCGACCGTTGATAAAGTTTACTACCTTTATCGCTCAGACTTTAAAGGTCAGCTGATAAGCTATATGGCAAATCGTGGGTACGGGCGCGAACAGGAAACAGGATTTAAGACAAAGACATCACCTGCTAATCGTCAACAACGAGCTCGAGAACTAGTGTTAGGCGAGTTAGGTAAGACTAAGCAACCTGTTATTATTAAGATGAGTCTTACTGATCCTCAACTAGCTGGCAACATCGGCGGTATTAGCATGCCTACTCTTCGCCACGGACTTATTCGTAACTATGAAGTAATGGCAGCTGCTTATCGACTCTACCCAGGCGAGCTTATTCGTAAGGAAGATTACTTTTCTGGTGAGCGATACAATCCATACAACAGGTTCGTTGAGTGGAAAAATGGAGAAGTCGTTGAGATTGAAGACTTTAATGTCGACGCTTTATTCAAATAAACAGTTGACAAGTTGATCAACATAGTATATAATGGAGCAGTTTATGATTACTATTTACGGTAAAGATGCTTGTGGATTCTGTACCATGGCAAAAAATTTATGTGAATCAAAGGGTGTAGGTTACACCTATTTGAATCTGGGCGAGGACTATCAAGCTGATGAGTTTACTGAAAAGTTTCCAACAGCAAGAACATTCCCACAGATAACTGTTGATGATGCACCTATTGGCGGATTCAACGAATTGAGAGAGCACTTCGCAAATTGAGGCAATACCACTCACAACTTTAAGGAAATTTGATGGCTAAAATTTTAATCTTTGGCTTGCCAGGTAGTGGCAAAACATATCTAGCGCAAGAAATCGTAAACTTACTAGGTGACAAGGTCGCTTGGTTTAATGCGGATGCAGTACGAGAAGAAGCAGATGATTGGGACTTCTCGGCTGAGGGGAGATTAAGACAGAAACAGCGTATGAAAGATTTATGTTCAGACGCTGAAGCAGCAGGAAAAGTCGCTATTGCAGACTTTGTGTGTCCATTTGATTCAGCTCGGGCTGAGTTTGAAGCTGACTATGAAGTCTTTGTCGATACTATTGACGAAGGTCGATTCGCAGATACTAATGCAGTATTTGAAAGACCGAGTCTATGGGACTATCGAATTGATTCGATGAGAGGTAATGTTGATGCTATTCAAATTGCTTGGGAAATCGGTGATCGATTTATCTGGGACAATAAGCAACCAACAACTCAAATGCTAGGCCGGTGGCAACCTTGGCATGAAGGCCATCAAAAACTATTTGATCGTGCAATCGCTAAACATGGTCAAGTATGGCTGATGATTCGAGATATGCCGATGACCGATGACAACCCATTTGATCAAGTTGCAGTGAAACAGAATCTAAGACAAGCATTAGCTAAATATGCAGGCCAAATCAAAATAAGTATTGTTCCTAACATTATGAATATTACTTACGGCCGCGGTGTTGGATATAAAATAGAACAAGAAGTTTTTGATGATGAAACGCATGCTATTAGCGCTACAGCAATACGTGCTGAAATGAGAAAGGAAGGTAAACTATGAGTAAAAACTGGGTAGAAGATATTCACCTAATGCAGGGTAAGTATCTTACGAGGCAATGGGTAAAAAATAATCCTGAAAAGCTGAGACAGTTTCTTGAGTTTCGAGTTGCATTCTTACGTGAAGAACTAGGTGAGACTGAGATTGCTTTGGCTCAACGAGATCCAGAAGAAGTTGTAGATGGATTAATTGATCTGTGTGTTATTGCCATTGGTACTCTCGACGCATTTGGTGTTGATCCTTATAAAGCGTGGGATGCAGTTNTNGAAGCAAATATGACAAAAGAAGTCGGCGAAAAACCATCAAGACCAAATCCACTTGGAGTACCCGACTTAATTAAACCTGAAGGATGGACTGCACCTAGTCACGAAGGGAATCACGGCATCCTTACTGATACTCTCAAAGGAGGCTAGAATGAGAGAAGATATGTTAAAAGCTCTACGAGCTCACGCGCAAGGTAAGATTGAACTACATAAAATGAATGTAGAAGTCTATCTTCGTAATCCAGCCGGTATCGGCGAGCATCCTGATGTGATGCANGCGATGGAGAAAGAAATCCAACAAATTGCTGAATATCACGATCAAATTGAAGTAATTGACACTTATTTCAAATAAATTGCAAAAAACAGTTGACAATCACAGCCAGCTGTGGTATAATACTATTTTTACAACGTCGGCCGGACGGAAAGCGGCAAACCATTAAACTTTGAAANAAANAGGAAATATCATTATGAGCAAGACAGCACGAGTACTTACAGCATTCCAAAACGGCGAGCAATTGACTGCAAAGCAGATCGCTTCTCGATTCAACGTAGGAAACCCACATGACGCAGTACGTCAACTTCGCATGAAAGGGTTCTCAATCTATGCAAACCAACGCACCAACTCAAAAGGCGCTACNAAGACTTTCTATCGTCTGGGTACACCTACTCGAGCTACTGTTGCTGCTGGTTATGCAGTATTAGGTGCCTAGTAAAAAAGTGAAAAAAAGTGAAAAAAACAGTTGACAAATGCAGTCAACTAGTTTAGAATGGTATCTTAATCTGGTGGGAATTGGCCACGACGCTCCTAGAGCATGACGGTAACGAACCACCAGGTTATTTTTTATATTGCCGATTAAAGGCAATCCTAACCAATAAGCAATCGGAGTAGAAACGATGCAATATGAAGTAAAAGTAATGTCAGCACAAGAAATTGTTGACCTCCTCAATACTGGGAAACTCAACCCAGATCCTATCGCCCAGCGTCCAGCTGTTTCTTCAGGTGTTAAAAAGTCAGTAGCAATCATCCGNGCTCTTATGAACGGATATGGTTGTGGCATGCTTACTCTACGTGATATTCGTAATGATCCAATAGCTCAAGCTATATACGGATGTGATTACCTCGTAGTCGATGGCGGTCACCGCTGCCGAGCACTGAAGGCTTACTATACTGGTAAGATTCTTATCGANGGTGAAAAGTACATTGATTCAGATTTTGATCTCAGTCAAGTACAAATTCCTGTCGAAGTTCGTACCTGTTCTAGTAAGGAAGCAACTATCCTATTCAAGAACGTTAACACAACCACTCCTACTAACTTTATGGAAATGGTTATGTCAGATGAAGAGTCTAAGGTATGCGAATACATTCGACGACAAACATCTTATGTTCGTGAGTACACTAACGAGCCACATGCAGTCTTTGAGAAAAGCATTAAGCCTGATGGCAAAGTAGTTGTTCCTAACTGGATTGACGATCAGCCGAACCCACGGCGTCGTTGGGACGAGTTTGTAGCAATCGCTATCATCCGTTCTTTAGGTAAAGGTCTTGTTGATGCTGGTCAGTCTGACATTGAACAACTTGTAGATAACGACACTGAGCTCAGTTCTGCTGTTAAAGCTCAAGTTGATAACTTCTTAGATGCTATGTTAGGATTGCGCAAGTTCCGTAAGTTTCAGTTGAATGATGCTACGTTCTCTGCGTTCTCAGTATACTACTTCGGTCTAGTAGGTAAGTACGGCAAGTTCAAGATCTCGAATGAGTCTGACTTCTNCAAGACATTCATGGGGACTTACACACGACTTACTGGTAAGCAAGATCACGGTCTTGAAGGTGAGACACTCAAATACAAAGACAATGTGTTCTTTGTTAAAGAATTCTGCCGCAAGTATCGACGACACTCTGCTGATAGTACAGCACAAAAAATTGTGTTTGACCTATTTACAAAGCACGCAAACTGTGATAAAATGGGTATTACTGTTTTGGATAGTGTTCGTTCTCTTACGAAAACGGAACGTGAAGAAGCATTAGCTGCCCAAGGTTATGCATGTGCTATCGATGGCCAACACCTCGAGCTGGACGATGCAGTCTTCGGACATGATACTCCTTGGTGCAAAGGTGGTCGAAGTGAACTAAGTAACGGTGCTATGATTCGAGCTGAACATAACCGTGATATGGGTACGGTCACTCTTGATGAGTACCGTTTGATTTTAAGTATGAGGAATAACAATGAGCAAAGAACAACAGCCCCAGTCCCCGGAGTCGGTTAAAGTTCTACAGGAATGTGTTGACTTGCAATTGAAAAAGTCTCGTGATTATCAAAATCCGAACTCAACTGTAAAGCAAGCCGACTACTATCCTAATGGTGTAACTACCATACATGACATCATGCATGCTAAAATGCTACGCATGAAATCAGTTATGGAAGCAATGCAAGGTGATGACTATGATCCTAACTTTGAATCTCTCGAAGATTCNGCTAAGGATCTCATTAACTACGCATCTTTCTTCGTGGCATATTGCCGCAGTGGTATTGTAGGTCAAAAGCCTAACAATAATATTTTTAATAAGGAAACTAAATAATGACTAATGTGATAATCCCTTCAAGTGACGAAGATCGTAAGCGTATTCGTGGTGCTATGGAAGAAATTAGTAATTCATACACTCGTACAGAAGCTGAGCGTGACTTTGTTAAAGATGCAATCAACGAACTATCGGAAGAAGTTGATCTCCCTAAGAACATTCTTCGCAAGATGGCTCGTATCTTCCATAAGCAAAACATTAGTGATGTCGTATCCGAAGTGGAAGACATCGAGGCTTTGATGGAGTCTATATAATGCTTAACGTAGCAAACATGCGCCAATTGATCATTGACAAATATCTCGATGAAGACTTTGTTATTGATCGTACTGGTGCTAAGACTATCGAGGTTATCGGACCAACATTCCTAGTGGATGATGATTGGATAATCCGTAAAGCAAATCAGGAATACATTCAGCATGAATTGGAATGGTATCAATCCCAATCTCTTTATGTTGAAGATATTCCCGGTGAAACACCACAGATTTGGAAGTCGATCGCTTCTGACGAAGGCAAGATCAATTCAAATTATGGGTGGTGTATCTTCTCAGAAGAAAATGGTAATCAATACAAGCATGTTCTTCGTGAGTTGCGTGACAACCCAAACAGTCGTCGAGCTACTATGATCTATAACAGACCAAGTATGCATCTCGACTTCAATCGTGACGGTATGAATGATTTCATGTGTACCTTCGCAAACAGCTTCTTTATTCGTGATGACAAGCTTGTCTCCCATTATATTATGCGTAGTAATGATGCTGTGTTTGGTTTTAATAATGATGCCGCTTGGGCTAAGTATGTCCAACAAAGTTTAGCGGCTTCCCTTGGAATCGAGTGTGGTGATTTGATCTGGACAGCATCCAACTTCCATGTCTATGAACGACACTTTAAGTTTATCGAGAAGCTTGTTAATGAAATGGGATAAACGTTTTCTACGCATAGCCCAGGAAATCTCTACTTGGAGTAAAGATCCCAGTAAGCAGATTGGTGCAGTAATCGTTAACAGTGATAAACGCATTCTTGCAACTGGCTATAATGGCTTTCCAAAAGGTATTGATGATGCTGAAGAAAAGTATGACAATCGAGAACTGAAATACGAATTGATTGTCCATGCTGAAATGAATGCAATATATAATGCTACCTTCAATGGAATCTCATTAAAAGACTCCACACTCTATGTGTGGGGTTTGCCAGTATGCAGTGAGTGNGCCAAGGGGATTATTCAAGTCGGCATAAATAGAGTAGTAATGTCAGCGTCGGATGTTCCACAGCGATGGATTGATTCGTTTGAAAAGACTCAAGCTTTGTTTGAAGAAGCCGAAGTAGATTGGACTTTCAGTTGACAATAAATAGATTATAGTATATAATGGATACCCTATGAAAAAAGTCGTTGTAATTGACAATCTTACTGAAACCTTTAAAGGTTCTATCGTTAGGTCTGGTCTTCAAAAAAGTTCTAAGCTGGATGCTCGTGCATTCGCTAAACTTGGTTATGATACTCACTACATCTATTGCGGTCATCTCGAAGACGATTATGGTTATACACACCATGTCGTTGACGAGCTTGGATCTAAAGAACGTGCAGTGGTTGAAGGGAAGAATCCATCTCGTGTTTCTCGCTATTACATCAAAGGATATCTTACAAAGGTCCAAGATCTAATACAGTCTGCTGACTATGTAATTGCTCATTGTCACAGTGTTTCTATGATTACCAACATCAATCAACTCGTTAAGAACAAGCGTATTATGTTTGTGATTCATGATGTAATCGATTTGATGTGGTGTTATGGAACAAGTGATGTCATTCGTCGTATGCGTAAGTCTGATCGTAACATGGTCTATATTGCTACGAACTCGAATTACTCAGTTCAACGTATGACTGACATTCATGAGCGAGCAAAGAAAGCTAACTATGAAGATATTCCATTAGCAGGTGAAGATGCTTTTGATGGATTTATCGAGCATTTTGTTTGGACTGACGAGAAGATTACTGATGAAGATATTCGTAAACTGGATACTAGAAGTGCCATTATTGGCCGTTATGAAACCTCTAAGTTCCATCATAAGGTTTACGGCTACTCGAATACGTCGAATACGATTGTACACTATGGGATACAAGATCCACGGCGAGATAAGAATGGTAAGTATTTTGCAAAGCTACAAAAGAGTGCTAATGCTTACGCTGAGAATCTTTCCGATGAGGAACTATTTGATCAAATAAAATCTTCGCAATCTATTATACTACCCTGCTTCCATGAAGGCTTTGGTTACACTGCTTTCGAAGCAGGCATCTATGGTGTCTGCCCAGTGGTATTCCAACGTGAACTTGAACACTTAGGTATCTGGGCTCATGCTACTTCTGAGTATCTCACTCGAGCGAATGTCAAACACTTTGTCGCAGATTTTAATGATGCAGATGACATATATAAAGCTATAGACGATAGTGTCGCCATCGCCATGGAAGACCGATTTGAGATCTCTCGCAACTTACTAAATTATTTTACTGTTGAAAAATATGTAGATGAACGCATCGAAAAACTCGATAGCATTCCAGAACGCATGACAACAGAAACTGACCTTGAGGATTTTTTTGTATGATTAAACACGCATCCATTGTTCCACTTATTGGTGGTGAAACAATTGGCTCTGAACTTGCTTTCGGCGAGAAACCTACCTACATGATGTCATACGAAGCTTTCGAGGCTAATGACGCACATGCCCGTAATTACTATAGTGGTACACCTTACTATGTCTTAGATCGACACGAGAGACCAACTGAGAGTGTAGATGTGGTATCATCTGTATGTCCATGTGCTGGTCTATCTCAGCTATCTCACGGCTTTGGTGATGACAATCCTAATAACCAATGGATGGGTATCACCGCTCGCCATGTTCTCGAAAACGTTAAGCCTAAAGTATTTTGGGGTGAGAATGCCCCAGGCTTTGCCGGTAAAATCGGTGAAACGGTTCGCAATGAACTCAAGCAAATCGGTAAAGAGAATGGTTACACGATGTCGGTTTATCGAACTAAGTCTTTACTGCATGGAGCTCCTCAGATTCGCGAAAGATCCTTCTATTTCTTTTGGCGAGATGACAAAGTTCCACTATTAACCTTTTACAATAGAGAGCATAAAAAGATAGAAGATGTTATCAGAAATGTTAGATCGAATTTCCAAACTGAACCAATCAACAAAAAGACACCTAGCAAGGACGATCTTTACTACAAGTATATACTTGAACATATTCATGGCGGTATTACTCATCGTGAGTTTTCTGCTATGGTAGAACCTCAAAAGGTTCGAACTCAAGACGTATTTTCATATATAGAACGTATGGGTTACGATTACGCTACGGTCGGCGAATGGATGGAGGAGCGTGGATATGAACGAGAAGTCGAAAAGTGCGCCAGGCGGCATGCTAAACTCGCATCGGGTGGAAACATTATGCGGCGAGGTACAATCATACCTAAAGATTATATCGGCGCTTTCGTTGGTCATTATCCTACCATGCTTACTCATCCTGATGAAGATCGTTATATCAACTATCGCGAGGCTATGGCAATTATGGGATTGCCTGAGGACTTTGAACTTCTCGACCCTAAGAAATCAGCGAACCACATCTGTCAAAACGTACCCGTACAAACAGCCAGAGACATGGCTGAAGAAGTAAAAAAATACCTTAATAATGAGTTGACAATGGTAGATACAGATTATATAATACAATATAATCACAAGCAACGTTCTGAATACGTTGAGCGACACAATACACTTGAGGCCTTTATAGCATGAAAGATTTAATCTTTGATTTTGAAACAATGGGAAGTGAGCCTACAACGTGTGCTGCCCTTGACGTTTCTGTTATGGTGTTTGATTGGGATCGTATGACTTCATCGAATCCATACACTGTAAAAGATATAAAAGACACTCGGACATTTAAGCTTTCTGTGGTAGATCAAGTTAAGAATTACGGATGGGCTGTTGAGCCCAGTGTAATCGAGTTCTGGCAATCACAACCTAAAAATGTAAAAGCTAAAATCAAGCCTCATGCAAATGATCTTACGGTTGAGCAATTCGTAAAAGACTTCCACAACTATATTATAGATGCAGGTGTTAAGCACTGGTGGTCTCGTAGTAATACGTTCGATCCAATCATTCTTACTAGACTATTTGATTCTCAAGGTAAGAAAGAACATCTCTATAGTTATCTTAAGTTCTACCTCGTACGTGACACTCGTACGTACATTGATGCTAAATTTAACTTTCAACAAAAGAAGAATGGATTCTGCCCAGTTGCTGACGAACAAGCTTGGGATAACACCTTTAGACCGCACGATAGTTCATGGGATATTTTAGCTGATGTTCTGCGGATGCAAGCAATTGTAAGAGCAGAGAATGATTTGGAGCAAATTACAATATGAAAATTAAAATCAAAGCAGACGACTTACGTGAGCATAGTCTCTTTGTAGGTACACCAATGTATGGTGGTCAATGTGCTGGCATGTTTACTAAGTCGACTAATGACTTAAGCATGTTATGTGCAGCTCACAAAATTCCACTCAAGTATTACTTTTTGTTTAACGAAAGTCTTGTTCAACGAGCACGTAACTATGTCGTTGATGAGTTTATGAGATCTGATTGTAGTCATTTGCTATTCATTGATGCTGACATTGGGTTTAATCCTAAGGATGCATTGACTCTATTAGGTATTCAAATACAAGATCCAGAAAATTATGACGTCATTTGTGGACCTTATCCTAAGAAAACGATTGCTTGGGAAAAGGTAGCAATGGCTGCTAAGAAAGGATATGGAAAGGAAAATCCATTTGAACTTGAAGCATTCACATCTGACTTCGTCTTTAATCCTGTAAAAGGAACGAAACAATTTGCATTATCTGAACCAGTTGAAGTACAAGAAGCTGGCACTGGATTTATGCTTATTTCTCGCANTGCTTTAGAGAAGTATCGGGATGCTTATCCTGAGCTTCAATACAAGCCTGATCATGTCCGTACGGATAATTTCGACGGATCACGAAACATTACTGCTTACTTTGACTGTGTTATCGATGAAGAGTCCAAGCGGTATTTGTCTGAAGATTATTTTTTCTGTAAGAAGGCTAGAGCTATTGGTCTTAAAGTTTGGATGTGTCCTTGGATGCAACTGAACCACGTGGGATCCTACATATTTAAGGGGAACATGGGATCACTTGGCCAGCTAGGCGCTGCTGCAACTGCTGACGCTTCTTCTAGCAAAAAGAATTATAAGAAAAACAGTTGACAATTACAATTAGCTGTGTTATAATACCCTGTATACAAAACAATTGGAGAAACTCTATACTATGAAATTTTCAAGTGAAACTTTGAATGTTCTCAAAAGCTTTACTTCTATTAACAAGTCAATCTTGTTGCAAGAAGGTAATACTTTGAAAACAATTACTCCTGAGAAAACATTGATTGCAATTGCTCAAATACCAGATGTGATTCCATCTCAAGCTTGCGTCTATGATCTCTCTCGCTTTCTATCAATTTTAAGCCTCTACGATAATCCAGATGTAGAGTTTGGTGAGAAACACTTTACTATTGCTGAAGGTAGGCGTCGTACTAAATATGTCTATGCAGATGTAAGTATGATCCATACACCTCCAGAAAAAGATATAAATATACCGTCTGAAGACTTTGTAGTGAACGTTACCCACGATGATCTTTCTTCAGTTCTTAAAGCAGCAGGTGTATTACAATTTTCAGAGATCGCATTTGTAGGCGAAAGCGGCAAGTGCTATCTGAAAGCTATCGACAGTGCTAATGCCGGCGCAGATGACTTTGGCGTCGAAATTGGTGAAACTGACGATACATTCAAGGTAATCATTAAAACTGATAACCTTAAACTAATGCCTTTAGATTATCAGGTTACTCTTTGTTCGAAGGGTATCTCTGAGTTTAAAGGTAATGGCGTCACGTATTACGTGGCAATTGATTCCAAGTCGACTTATAACAAAGGATGAAATAGTTATGAACGAACCACAAATGGGCCAAGGCGGCCAACAGCAACAGGAACCGATCTCCATTACTCTTGGTGATCTCAGCACGCTACTACAGATGATCGATGTTGTATCAACTCGTGGCGGGTTCCAAGGGAACGAAATGGCAGGTGTTGGTATGCTTCGAAATAAAATCGAAGGTTACCTCCAACAGAATGCACCACAGCAGGATCAATCTGCAGCGGAGCAGGAAGTTGGTGTTGAAGTACCTGCTCAAGGTCCTTTAGCTGACAAGCTGGTAGGTTAATTACCAGCTTGACCTTTCTCGAGAATAGGGGGGATCGTCTAGGTCCCCGCCTTTCCGAATTTTTTTATATTATGATTATTGGTGAACTATGTCTATTGATGCAAAATCAAACGAAGTGCTATGGGTGGAACGCTATCGCCCACGATTAATCGAAGATACAATTCTTCCAGACCAAATGAAAAAAACCTTTCAAAAGTTTGTAGCTGATGAAAGCGTACCCAATCTATTACTAACCGGAGGCCCTGGTGTCGGTAAGACTACAATCGCAAAAGCTATGCTTGACGAGCTTGGCTGTGATTACGTTGTTAAAAATGGCTCCCTCAACGTCAATATTGACACCCTCAGATACGAAATATCAACGTTTGCCTCCTCCGTTTCCCTCTCAGGTGGTAGGAAATATGTTATATTCGATGAGGCGGACTACCTCAACGCTACATCTGTCCAGCCCGCCCTCCGTAATTTTATAGAAGAATATTCTTCTAACTGCGGATTCATATTCACCTGTAACTTTAAAAATCGAATCATCTCTCCTCTGCGATCTCGTCTTTCTGAAGTAGACTTTTCTATTGAACAGACCGAGCGTCCTGCTCTTGCTATGCAATTCTTTAAGCGAGTCAATGCTATCCTTCAACAAGAAAACGTTGATTATGATAAAGCTGTTGTCGCTAAAGTAATTGAAAAGCATTTTCCAGACTTTCGTCGTGTACTGACTGAGCTACAATCCTATGCTGCTTCTGGCAAAATTGATGAAGGTATCTTCGTTAATCTTAAGCAAGAAAGTATTGATGAACTCTTTGCTTTACTCAAAGCTAAGAACTTTACTGAAATGCGTAAATGGGTTGCTAAGAACTCAGATCAAGATATGAATGAAATGTTCCGTCGAATCTATGATGCAGCAACTGATAAGATCATGCTTCGTAGTCTTCCGGGGTTCTGTGTAACGACTGCTGACTATATGTACAAAGCAAACTTTGTCGCTGATCTAGAGATCAACATGATTGCTTACCTAACCGAGGTGATGATCGAAAGTGAGTATAACTAACTTTCTTTCTAAAGACACTGACTGCTTCTTTTGTCACGACAAGCTTAAAAAGAAAGAAGCATTTACTGCTAATGTCGATACCGCTGATGGCCGACTCAAAATAATGATGTGTGAATCGTGCGGTAAAGATTTTGATGAACTAATGAAATCTATTGAAGAGGTGAAAAATGTTGGACTCTAACCCAGCTGCGGATAAACCGTATATGCAGTTGATATGCCACCCTTACGAACATGGCTCTTCTATTAATACTCGTGTTACTATTGATGTGATGCAAAAAGACTTATCACGTGATGATATGCTTCAAGTATTTGAAAGCTTTATGAAGGCAATGGGATATCAATTTAGTGAGAAAGAATCTCTTTGTATTGAGGCATACGACTAATGGCTAAGGGTGACTACAATCCATTTGATTTTATGAACGCTGCTTCTTTTACTAAAGAAGATATCATAGGTACTGCAGACAATCCCGAGCTTATTGAAAAGCAATATAACGCATATATAATTAATCGTGGCTTCGCTAATTTTGAAGATACGATATTACATGCTAATGAAATGAACCAACGGCATGGTGTTTTTGCTGCTGCTCAATTTGATTACTATCGCAGTGTATTACGTAAACGAAAGCGTTTTTCGAAGTGGCCTAAAGCNGACAANAGTGTAGACCTTGATGCAATCCAACAAGTCTATCAATGTAATCGCACAGTAGCTAAAATGTATTTGAAAGCTCTTAGTAAAGCGCAAATGAAGGAGGTTCATAGTAAATTAGTAACAGGTGGTTAAGATTGATTTAGAAATAAATAAGTCTGTATGGCTCTATGTCATTACCACTAATTACTATAATAAAGGTGACTATGTATCATGAATAACGAAGATATTTTTCGGGGAGTAGGAGTTGAAGTCGAGTTGCCGACTCCGGACAGTTTCCTCAAAATTAAAGAGACCCTCACAAGGATTGGAATCTCATCTCGTAAAGATAAGAAACTATTTCAGTCCTGTCACATCTTACACAAGAAAGGACGCTATGCAATTCTTCATTTTAAAGAATTGTTTATACTCGATGGCAAGCATAACACATTCACTGAAGAAGACCAAGCGCGTCGAAATACTATCGTCAACCTTCTAGAAGAATGGGAACTGATTAAGATCGTCGATCCTAATCAAACAAAAGAACCAATCGCTTCTCTTAATCAAATTAAGATTATTTCATATAAAGAGAAAGAAAATTGGGAACTTACGGTGAAGTATAATATCGGCAAAAAATAAAATGAGATCTTTACATTATGATTTACAACGGAAATCCTACACCTAAGGCGATACCTCTCCGCGAATATAAACACCTTCCCAATTTAAGCGGAAAGACGATACTCGAGCTTGGTAATAAAGGTAATGCCTACGGTCTTTATCGAGATGACTACCTCAAAGCCGGAGCCAAAAGTTACCACTGCACAGACCTTAATGGTTTAGACGGTGCGATTCTTGTCGACTTGCGCAGTGAAACAGCCGCTGAACGAATTAAAGAAGCAACCGGCATAGAATCATTCGATATAGTAACAAACTTTGGAATGAGCGAACATATTCCAGTTCAACGAACCTTTTATAAATGCGTCCATAATCTTAGTCATGTAGGAAGCATCATGGTTCATTGGACTCCTCGAGCTCGAATGTTTCATGAGCATGGAATGCATGGATCGATTTTCCATGCAGAAGATAATTTCTTCGACAAGCTTACTATTGCAAACAACTATAGAGCGCTATCACCTCCATATCCGGATGGTGATAATGGTCGTATTATTACATGCGTCTTACAAAAACAAGAAGATACAGAGTTCGTATGGCATGATTATTTCAGACAACTTTTCTGGTATAATGAGCTATGGGAAAAATCGCCTGATGCTGAACTATTTAAAAAATTGATACAAAGCCAAGATTGGTTTACACCCATCCCTTAAAGGAATACATGATGAATATTTACAAAACAAGAGAAGAAGCCACCTTACCAAGTTATGCAACCGAAGGGTCTGCAGCATTTGATGTTAGTGCATGCTTTGGATTAGGCGAAAAGATTAAGACCTACAATCCATGGAACAAGCAAGTCAACATTATCACCAAAACAATAGGTGGTGTGACTGCTTTTCAGGTTCACCCTGAATCTCGAGTACTCGTTCCAACAGGACTAATCTTTGATATACCTGAAAAGCATGTAATGAAGATGTACGTACGAAGCAGTGTAGCAGTCAAGAAAGGATTGACACTTACAAACGGAGTTGGTATAATAGACAGTGACTACGTGGAAGAATCTTACATCCTCCTGCATAATGTGTCTGATAGTTTAGTAACCATTGCCAACGGAGAAAGGTTAGCTCAGTGCATTCTAGAGCCTGTCAAGCAACACAAGTTAGTAGAAATTAGTGAACCACCAGCTCAAAAAACTGATCGTGACGGTGGAATTGGAAGTACTGGCGCATAAGCCTTATAAATAAATTTCGTAGGATGCCGATAGGGTTCTACTTAATCGATGGGTACAACCATCATCACAATCTAATCTTGCTTAATAGGAGATAAAATCATGACAAGATTTTCAAACAATTTTGACGTTAATAACTTTGCACCATTTGCAGTTGGCTTCGATCGTATGTTCAACAGGTTAGCAGAGTTTCCCCAACCACAAGCCTCCACCGGCTTCCCTCCATACAACATTCGTCGTCACAGAGATGAAGAAAAGTTCGCTATTGAACTTGCTTTGGCTGGTCTCTCAGAAGATGATGTTGATATTGAAATGAAAGAACAAGAGTTAATCGTCCGGTCCACATGGGATGAGCAACCTCAGGATGATACCGTCCTGCTTCACAAAGGAATTTCACACAAGAAATTTACTCGCAGCTTTACACTAGCTGACGATGTTGAAGTTGTTGGTGCTAACTTTAAAAATGGTTTACTTACCATTGCTTTGGAACGAATTATTCCAAAAGAGAAACAGCCTAAAAAAATCAAGATCGATAACAAAAGAGATCTATTATTCACTTAATCTAATGACGTAAGGAAATTTAATTATGAGCTATGCTGGCAAACAATTGCCCAACATACGGTTTCAGACTCGAGCTTTGAATTCTGAAACAAACGAGTATGATTGGGTTGAAATAGAAACCGCGGATTATTTCCTCGGTAAACGTACAGTAGTCTTTTCGCTACCCGGTGCTTTTACACCCACTTGTTCAAACACTCAGGTGCCCGGATACGATGTTTTGTATGATGATATTCTTGCGGCAGGTATTGATGAAGTATATTGCATGTCTGTTAACGATGCTTTTGTTATGAATGCTTGGGCAAAGGATTTGAATGTTCAAAATGTTAAAATGATTCCTGATGGAACAGGAGCATTTACTAGAGATATGGAAATGTTAGTTATTAAAGATAACTTAGGTTTTGGTAAGAGATCTTGGAGATACGCTATGGTCGTAGACAATGGCGTTATTGAAAAGATTTTCATAGAGCCTGGTAAGTCTGATGACTGTTTAACAGATCCGTACGGTGAAACATCNCCTGAAAGGGTTTTGGAATACCTTACTACTGATTAAAAACAATGATAATGGACGACACTGATAAAGTCGCACCCATCCATCAGGAGTTTTTGAGGGATCCTTCGGGGAGAAGGGTCCCTTTTTTTAA